ACTATTCATCCATAACTCCTTTGGGTGTAGCGAGCGAAAGGTCCGGGCCGCTTGGAAATGGCTTCTCTCCCGGCGAAGTCGCTAGAAGTGTCCGCACGCCCGCGAGCCTGGTCTTCGCGTGATTAATCTGATTGATTCGCCCTACGCTATTAGAGGACCTGGCCTCTGCAGCCTCAACAGTTGCGACAAGCTTTAGCTCAAGCGTCTGCAAATGGCGTCTATTCTCAGGTAAATTGGTAGCGGAAAGATGTCTGCAGCCAGAGAAACACTCCAAGTGCTTCGGGCACGGATCTACAGTGAAGCTGTTCAAGCAATGTCCGTAGGGGGTTGCATGAAATCCGTCGGCCTCCGCCTTCAAGAATTCGAACGCAGCAGCATCACCCTCACTGCCCTGAATCTGCTTGAATGCGTTCACGATTGGTCCGCTAGCCCGGCCCAACTGAATCATTCTCGCAACGGTGGAGGCCTTTTCTCCCAGTGTCGTTTCGACTCCATCTGGAAGCTCGAGTTGATCAAGCTCTTCCGCCAAACTCCGATGATCGTACTCGTAGCTCTGAGCCAGGCTGCGACGGTTGAAGCGCTTTGAGATGATTGTATCCGCGACGCCAAGCCTGAAGAGCTCAGTATTCTGCAGATGACGAAGAGAGTGAGAGGTCAGAACCAGCCCCTTGTCCGTTGCCGATTGGCCGTAGCGCTCAAACAGCGTGTCGCGGGACTTTTGCTCGCCTAAGCCACGATTGACTAAGACATCGTCTGGCCTACCAACGGCAAAATAGCGGCTGACATCACAAATTCCCCCGTTTCGCTCCTCGCTAAGCGATCGCTTCGGGTGCAGAAAGAGGAACTCCCATGACGCCAGTTCGCGATCTTCCAGACGAAAAGGCGCGGTATCAGGCAACTTTGAAGCCGCCGCAGCACGTAGGTGACTCTCAAGCTCGCCGATCCTCACGAATGCGGAATGTAGATCGCGCCCGGCACTGCTAAATGAGATGGCATTCCCATCTTCATTCCTTAGTGAGATGGCGCCCCGGTCCCGGCTCTCAATCCCTGCCATCCTGCGAAAGTACATGCCAGCGGCTGCGCTTACCTCCACCTGGGAGTGGATACTCATCTGTTCTTGCAGACGTTGTACCTCAGCGAAGCTCTCCTCCGAGTACTGTCTGCGACACCTTTCTACAAGACCCTTCTTCTGGACCTCACTCAAATTCAGCCAAAATGCATTTCCCGTAAGATACGTGTAGATCTGCGTGACCGGGACCAAGTCACCTGGCTGAAAGTCTGGAAGAAGGCGCCCTGTATCGATCTGCTTCCTCAGGGTATTTCGAAGAGGATCGGTGATTGTCACAGCCCGACCGAGCGTCTCTGCAACGACATCCTCGAACATCTTTGGAACGTAGTGACTTCTCTCGATGAGCAGGGCGCTTTTTGCGTTTTTAGCCCGCTGCTTCTCGGCAAAATGCCGAATCATCAGCGAGTGCGAGTAGCCGCCCAACTCGCCGGCCGGCCGCAACCTTGAGTCGTAGTAGTGTCTTTCTGTACGCCAATCTGCGGGGAGGAGAACAGCCTCGCCAATCCTAAATCCGGTAAGAATCATTATGCGGATAGCTGCGAATCTCAGTTCGTCCATGAACGTCAGAGGCTGCTCGGTCATCACGATCCTGACCAACTCCCAGAACGCGCGGCGCTCTGGCAGCCGCTCCGCCTTCTTGCGTTCCTCAAGCCCGTGCTTGATCTCCGATTGCGATTTTAAGAAGGTGGACCTCCGATGAGCCCGGGGTCGAAGGCGGGCCGATGCCAGGGCAGGGTAGAGCGGCCCCGAATCCGTCAAGTGATTGGTATCGAGCAGATCGTTGATCAGTCCCACGATCAAGTCGCCGAGCTTGCCTGAGGCCTGAATATCTCTTCCGATAGTAACCGCGAGGGCTACGTCGTCAATTGTCGCTTGCCACGGCTCAATCATCGCCAGACAGGTCGCAATCACCCGCAGGGGGCGAACCACACTGTTGGCGACGTGACCTGAAGAGTTCCTCCGAACAAAAAGTTGCTGCATCACTGCGGCTTTGATGAGGTCCTGCCATGATGTGGAAAAGGTCACAGAGGGCAGGGCTGGAAGCCCATTGGAGACACGCACCCCATTTAGCGCGCTCAGCGCAGCGGGATCTGAACAAAAGTGGCGTAGGCGGTGCGTGGGTGCGACGCCGCCTGAGAGGCTTGTCAGATCCCACTCATGGCTTTTAACGGCAGTCCCATTGGACTCAAGGGGAATGCCCCAAGTCACACCGTGCGTTGCTGCCAACGCCATCCCGTGATGAACAAAGGCCTTGAAATGGATGTTCATGACGGCAGCCCCTCAAGCTCGAATACGACTGCCTGAACTTCGGCGATAGTTCGTTCGAGCTGCAAGTACACAGGAGAGACGAAATCCCCACGAGAAGATTCATGAAAGAATCGCGCAACCTCACGCAGATCACTCAGGACCTTCAAATGCATCGGCAGGTTTTGAATCGGCATGAATTTCATACAGCCATAGCACGACAGGATCGGATTGTAGGGGCATGCAGGCTGTCCAGAAGTGCACCCTCCAATGCCGGCAATTGCTACTCCATGAGGCGCCCCCCCGATCTGCTGCGAATCCTTCAGTAGCGCGAGTTCGTCTGCGCTGATAAACCTGTCATGGGCAATGCGAGCAATCCGCTGATAAATTTCCGATATACCAAGTGCGGAATTGACCCTCTCGGCCTGATTAGCAGAGGTTTCGTAGTAGACAAGCGCGGTTGTAGTGTCTGAGTGACCAAGGAACTCAGCCAGCTCATCATGACTTGCGCCGGCATCAACTAGGCGCTGGGCGGCCGTATGCCGGAGGTTGACCGCCGTCGCGTCCAACTCAAGTCTAGTGCGGAGTAATGTGCTGATGTGGCGACTTGCTTCAAGGGCAGATTGGACGCCAAACAATCTTCCGCCACCATCCGCGCCATCCGCTCGAAGTTGACGATCGATTTGAACGACGAGCGGAGTCCATTCGCTTTTCACGCGCCTGACAAGAGGCTTGTAGGCGCTCGATGTACGTTGCTTCACCATCCGAAACGTGATGTACGCGGAGGCGAAGCAATCTGTCGAACCGTGGCGAATCTTTAAGTCGCGTAGCGAGAGCAATGCGATCTGGACGGGGCGCATTCCGAACTGATATGCGCAGAGCAACATCATCGCCTTCCGCGCATCTTCAAACGTAAGTTGCCCTTTAATCGATTCCTGCGCTGCGTCATCCAAGAATCGAACGATCAGTGCTTCGTCATGGGCCGAGATAAAGGCTCTGCCGGATCGAACTACCGCATACTTGTCCTTGAAGGGCAGGGGCAGGGCAGATATCACGTCTTGATAGGTTTCAGACCACTCACCAATTCGATGCTTGCACAGGAGATGCAAGATTGACTTCGCACAAGAGTATGCATCGGTCGGCAGCGCCCGAGAGAAGAAGATCGACCAAAAGGCTCCAACCTCCACTGGCACAAGCGTCAGAAGTTCCGATAGGGCAGAGTCGCCTATAGCCTTACTTCCAAGCACGTACTTTACTGCCGTTGACGGAGCCAAGCCTTGCTCCAGAATGTTCTGGAAGACGTGCTTCATCAAAATTGCAAGCTGGTCCGATAGATGGTCAAATCTAACGTTGATGACTCGACCATCGACGTAGACAGTGAAGACTGGCGCTGTTGTCGGATCACGAATCGTTCGCTGCTTTTCGTCGAACTCGTCGTAGTAACGGATCATCGGAGGGAGCGTGGGAAGCTGGCCTACTATCGAGCAGATATGACGATCGGACGTCGAACGTGCGTTTGTCTTTTTCAGCATGCTTCTCTCCCGGCGAGAGCGTACTAAGGTATCGCCCTCAATACCGCAACCCTTTCATCCAATGCATCGTTCCATACGGTAGAGAGCCGATCCTCAAACACTGCTCTCGCGTACCGAATGGGCATTTGAGACTCCCTGGACCAGCCAAAGAAGGCTCTTAATTTCTGAAGTGCCTCGTCCATTGAGTCTCCCTGACCCAGTAGCTGATTGAGCCTGACCACAGCACAGGTATGACGCAGATCGTGCGGCGTTACAGTCGATCTCCCATTTCTATCAGTCAGCTCTTTGATCACGTTACGAGGCAGGCTAGCGGAAATTTTCGCGAACATCTTTGTGAGGGACTCCGTGGATAAAGGAGTGTTCTGCTGCGTGTTCAGAAGGAAAGGGTGGCTAGGCTTTCCCCGATAGTTCTCAACATAGCACTGCACTATTCTTGCTAGAGAGGCACTCACCGGCAATTGTCGAATCGCGTTGAAGGACTTGATGCTTGGGCGCGAGTAGCGCGAGTCGTCTTCATCGTCTGCGTACTGGTTATTGGAAACATTCAACCAATGGCGGATCCGCTGTTGACGGTCATCGAACGCGCTATTGATCACATCGGCCGATAAGAGCATCAACTCGCCGCGGCGAAGTCCTTGGTGAAGCATCAGCATGAACGCGATGTAGGCTAGCCACCGGCTATGCTCCCTTGAGAACGGATTGGTCCGGGATTCAGGGTCAAGCATCTCGTAAAGGGCTTCGATCACTACAGCGGGAAGAGATCGAATGTGGCTGGCCTGCCTTCCTTTTCTAACGTGTAGCTGGGCGTAGAGCGCAGACAGACGATGAAGCTGGCCATTGATGCGTCGCAACTTCCCGGCGGGCAAATTCGTCTTAGAAAGCCAAGTCACGACCGCGGTCACGAACAGCAGCCCGGTCCTCCAGCGCGATTCATCGGCTGACGTTGGCTCCGTCCGATTTCGGATAGATATGTACCAGGATTCAAGTATTTCAGCGAGGCGGGCTTCGTCCAGATCTCCAAGGGCGTCATCTAAAGAACAGGCGCCGAACAGCCCATCCGCGTGGCGATAAAGGCTCTCCACGTATCTGAGCCGCTTGATCTGCGTCGACACTGCTAATCCAGAGCTGGTCATCGACGCCCAGACCGTAGCCCAGTAGCGGGGCAAATTGTAGCGATCATCAACGATCAAAGCTCCCCGCAGACCGCTGGGCACTTGGGAGCCAGTCAACTGTCTCAGCACAAATATGTCCTGCGAGGGCAAAGCCATTTGTACTATTTGTCAGGCTGCTGTTGCAGTCAAATCATGCCAAGATGCCCGCTGGACGCAACAGCCGTAGAAGTACCACTTTTTCGCATAATGTATATTATGTTCAGAACAGCAAGGCAGCGGCTGGCACGGATGTTGCCTCTGCCCCCGTCTCACCCAACGAGACGGAACCTCGCCCATGCGTGATCGCACTCTAACCGGCCCTTGGGCCGGTTTTTCGTTCAAAGGTGGCCGACTGGTCACGCCCGAAGGCCGCGAGCTGATGCCGGAGGATCTGGCGTGGTTGTCGCTGACCGCTGCGATCGCGCAGGAATGGCGAACCATGATGGACGACACACGCCGCGGCTATCTGCCAAAGGACAGGCACGGAAAGCCTTGCGGCATCGATTCTTCCCGGGTGCGGCTTCGAGCTGGGCAACGAGCCGCCGTGGTCAACCTGCGCGACTACGTGCGTAGGTCATACGAAGAGCGGTCCACCGTGGGCGCCCCCGGTCCCGGCGCCGGCCCCACACCGGCAGTCCAGGCGGAACGTGGGCCGATCCCATCCGTGCGCGGGTGAGGCGCTGTCCGTAGGGGCGTTGCCCCTACACCCCATCCCGGCGTGTCTGCTTGCGCCGGTCACGCCACATGTCGAACTCGGCCCACGCGATGCCTACGAGTGCAGGCACTATCGTGACGCACGCGAAAAGTAAGGCGCCGTCAGGTGTCATTGCGAGCTTTTCCATGGGCGCGATTCTAGCCCCCGCCGTAACGGTTCTGCACGGACTCTGGGAACGTGCTCATCGGGCGCGGTGCAACCCCAATGGACGTGCCTGCGGCGGCGGCCGTGATCGGCTGTGTCTCGCTCGCGCTCGTCACAGGCGATCCCGCCGCCTTGATACGCGCGGTAGTGGCTGAGGACTGTTCGCCAAATGGATCCACGGGCCACGTGGTCGCGATGATTTCGTTACCCTTCGCGGACAGGATCACGCCGTAGTCTGTCCGCTTGACCGACCACCCGAGCGCCCACAGCTGCTCCGTGGTGAATCTGTCCACGACCTGGCCACCGCCGTTGGACCTGAACTCCACAATGTCGCGGGCGCCATACCAGCCTGCATGTCTGGGCCGCGATGACTTGACCATTTCGAGCAGGTACTCCACCCCAGCCGGCAGCTTCTCGGCAGGCGCAGCAGCAGCTGCCGGCGCCTTGGTGACAATCGCGCGAGGCTGTGCGGCAGGCCCCCGCTCCATGGCGGGGAGACTCGCCTTTTGCGACGCCACGACCTCTTTCGCCTTCGTAGAAACCCCGGTGCCGCCATCGGAGGTAAAGAACCGGGCGAGGAAGAACACACCGAGGATCGCGGCCAACGCCATGCCGATGGCCGGCATGCGCAGCGTCTTCCACAACGTCCGTGTGTTGGACTTGTAAACGTCGTTGGATTCAATGCCCGGCTGCACGCCGTGATACAGCTCCCAGATGGCCGGGTCGTACTTGCGCATCTCCGTTCCGACCGAATCGTACTTGCCTGTGCCTGTGGCAGCGTAGAAGCGCACCGAGTAGCGCTGATCCGAGCCAAGCGCATCGAGCTTGGTGTAGGTGTTCTTCTTGGCCATGCGCCGGATGATCAGGCGGTGCAGATCCTTACAGTCCTGCGAAATGATGACCATGTCCAGGCTGATGTGACCATGCTTGGCAAAGAAGTTGGCTGCTCGCTCCGGCAGGTTTGCGCGGTTGGTCGGCCAATACTCATGAGCCTCATCGATCACCACCAGCGAGTGCTTTTCAATGTGTGGGAAAGACACACCACCATCGTTGTCGGTGTCGCACACGCACCACTCAACGACCTCCTTATCGCCCATGACATGCACCAGCGAGCGCACCTCTTCCGCAGGCATCTGCAAGTGCGCTGCGATGGCGTCCAACCTCTCCCCTACCCCATTGAGACGCACGTACACGTGCCGCTTGGCGCGCAGCGCAGGCAGGATGTGGTGCAGCACGGCCTCATAGCTCTTGCCGCTGCGCGGCAGTCCTTCATGTCCGAAAATCATGGGTTATGTCCACTGGAAGAGAGTGAGGAACACACGCACAAGGCGGAAGACCAGCGCGGTGGCCAACACGGCCATCGCCTCGGCAACCCGTAGCTGCGCCACGATGAAGGCCGTCCACGGGCCTGCTGAGCCGAGCAGTGCACAGAACGTAAAGTCGGACAGGAAGCTGGGCGCCGGGATGAGGTAGACAATCGCCTTGAACATCGAAAGTCCGACCTCAACGAGGTCCACCAACAGGTCATGCATGAAATCGTAGAAGTCTGCCCAGAGCGACTTGATCTGCTCCGCTAACCAGCCGGTGATTGCCGATATCGGGCCCGTGTCCGCAAACGCCCAGGACGTGGACGCCACCAGCACCAGCAGCACCACAACGACAACGATCAGATGCCTGCGTTTCATAGGAGTGCCCACCTCAGGGCTACGACGCTCATGCCAGCGAGGAAAACGAAGCCAGCGAACTGGAACAGCCCGAGTAGCGCACCCGAGCAAAGGCTCGACAGATCGAACTTGCCGGCGTACTGGCCGCCGTCCCATGTCTCATTGGGGCAGGTGCCACCGCCCGTGCACCCGCCAAAGAACCCCTTGACTTTGGAGAGGATCGGAGCGCCCTCAATAGCCGACTTGAAATCTGCCACTACCTTCTCAACGGTCTTCCCCGACTTCTTGTAGAGCCGCCCGGTTGTGGGGCCGGGGGCGCCACCGTCACCCTCCCCCGGACCCGGTGTGACGCCGCCACCGCCATCGCCGTCCCCGTCCCCGTCCCCGTCGCCATCACCGTCACCGTCACCGTCACCATCACCATCACCGCCCCCTCCGCCGCCACCATCACCATCACCGCCGCCGTCGCCACCGCCGTCGCCACCACCATCGCCGCCGCCGTCACCGCCGCCAGTGTCGCCGCCACCGCCGTCACCGCCACCATCGCCACCATCGCCGTCGCCCGGTTCGCCCGGCTCAGGCGGAGGCACATCGTCGTTGCTGCACATTCCCCCCTTGGGTGCATAGGTGATACCGGTTGGAGATCCGGCGTCCAAGGAGCCGGAGTATGCACACCCCTTGTGGCAGACATCGCCGCCACTGCCGCCGCCTGCCGGCTTCCAACCCATTTCCTCAGGCCGCGCGGAGCAGAGCGACTTGTAGTAGAAGGACTCCATTGCAGCCGAACTGCCATTGCCACAGGCGAGATAATCGACCCGCGCACTGATTGGATTTCCGCTGGTCACCGGACATGCAACCCACTTCTGTCCAGGCGCGGCACCTACGGCGAACTCCGCGATCTTCCGCTGCATGAAGTCCTCCGCCGCCGCGAATGCTTCGCCTTGATCGCAGTTGTCCGTCGTACGGCATGGCTCTGCAGCAGCAGCCGTATACGAACTGGCGAGGCCCAGTAGCAAGATGAGACAGAGCCATGCGCGCGTCACTGGCTTGCCTCGTTGAACGCCAAGGCTACCGCGTGGCCGGCAAGGCCTCCCAAGAACGCAAACACCATGCAGACCAACATCAGCTCCGCTCCTCTTGACGAAGATCGTCCTCTTCATCCAGCTCTATGCCGCAGTACACGCAGACGTCCTCACCGCCAAAATCGTGCCCGGCGAACTCACACGGTGCATCGTCGTCGGATTCGCCGAACTCTTCGTCAGCCATCTCATCGGCCTCATCTTCATCTGCGTTATCAAAGAATCGCGCTACCCGGTCCACGGCCCAACGACCAAAGCCCGGCATTGCCGCGAGAGCGCCGGCACCGATGATTGCGGTAACTGCGGCAACAATTGACAGCCCCAGCAAGACGTTGCTGAAATCCATGCCTCCCCCTTAGTAGTCGATGACCACGCGGCATTCGCGGCAGAACTGATTGCCATCTGCCAGATCGATAACGTCATCACCGCCGCACTCTGGGCACCACTCCGTGTCCAGGTCTTCATCGGTGATGGCGTTATTGGTCTGATCGGTCACAAAAAGCGGGGGAGGATTGCCCTCCCCCCTCTTGGCTTGAGGCCCGTCCGCAATCAGCGGAAGAAGCCCGCCACCTTGTTGGTTGCCCAGCGGGCGAAGCCCGGGGAGGCCTTGAGGGCACCCGCGCCGATGATCGCCGACACCGCACCAGCCACTGCCAGACCCGACAGGATCGAATCGAATTCCATGTTGCTCTCCTTGATGCGCTATGCGCGTTATGGGGTGGTCAATCCCGGTCTGTACTGACCATTTTCACGACTGCACCAACCATGTACCCGACCACGTTGAGCGTCAGGATTAGGCCGAAGACACCCGCAAACCATCCAGCCGCAACCTCAGGTTCCGGCCATTGAAAAATTTCCACAAGGACGGATGCCGTCGCGTGTTCTGAGCCAGAGACCAGCACGTAGCCGCCGCATTGGGACGCAGCTTCGCCCGTAGGCACCAACGTGCCGGCATCGGTCAGCGTGACGCAGACGGCCACGTGTCACGCCTTGGGTGCGGCAGGCGCCGCCTTGGCGCCAACGGGGACGAGATCGACGTAGCGGCCCAAGATCAGATCCCCGTAGTTGCTAAGGGCAAAGGACTTGGGATCGATGTCGTACTCACCGGGCGGGTATGCCGGACGCTGACCGAGGCCGACGCGGAACGGCAGCTGGTAGCCGTTACCGAGGTCCAGGCCGACCATCTGCGAGCGCATGATGGTGTTGGTCTTCGGGTTGCTGCGCTCATCGACGGCAGCGGACTTCACGATGCAGATAGGCATAGTTCTTCTCTCACGAATTTATGGAGCGCGTCACCCTTGGCAATACCGCGAAACCTTCCGGGGTGACCGTCTCGGAGGATGCGGGCCTCGCATACGTCAGGCCACGAATGGCCAAACGCACCACGCAGGACATTGAGTGCGGGGCCGACTTGCCGCTCCATCCAGAGCACCATCGCCTCCGCAGAAACTTCGACTTGCTTGCGGATCGTCTTGAGGCGGGAACACACGCCCTCAATCAGTTCCGCCATGACGCTATACGCGCCGCGCAGGTACGCGCCGGGGTCGAGCAGAACGTCCAACGAAACTTCCACGTGTTTGCCGTACAGCCGCGCCTCTGCGCGCACCCATGGGGACGATGGAAGGCCAAGCTGCTTGCCCTTTTCATAGACGCACAGCTCCTTGTGACCCTTCCCGCCAACGTAAAGGGTTGATCCGGTGCCGTGGCCTTCATCGGACATGAAGCGATGCCTGGGCGGGCAACCGCCCTCGCAGAAGTCACCAGCTGCCGCGCGATCGCGCAGCGCATGGACGTTCAGTCGTTCTCCTTCGTAGTCGTCATGAGCGCAATCCACACGACTGATCCTTGCGCGGAGCATGGTGGCCTGCCGATGGACGTGCACCCAGTCTTTGACCCACTTACAACCGGCACCGGTCAGGCTGACGCAGATGGTTTCCTTGTTGCCGCTTACCCCGATGCGGCCAACCAGCTCGCCGTCGCGGTCGATGAGAACGGCGGAAAGCGCATAGAAGTTCCAGTTCTTCTCGCGCAGCGGACCAGCGCGCACTTCCCCACGAAACCCGAAGATCTTGAACAGCAGCAATTCGATGTTCGAACAGCGGAAGTCGTCAACAGCGGTCTGGGGCATCACAAGGGTCAGGTAGTCGATGATCGCGGTCTGCTGACCCTTTTGGCCCGTGTTACTCCCCGGGCCAATCTGCACACTGCCCTGCCCCTTTTCACCGGTCGATACCGGGGAAAAGCTCTCGTTCGAGGGGCGGCACGCGAGCAGCAGACGGGCGGAATCAGCCACGACGCACCTCGGCGGATGCCTTCGCGGCGAACGCTGCGTCACGGATCACACGGGTTTTGTCTTCCTCGCGGCGGTCCAGTACCCACGCCCCGAGTCGTGCCAGGCCGATCAGCACGCACGCCGCTGCTACCACGGCTACGGTGAACATCAGACCTTCCATGCCCTGCCCCTTGCCCCCAGCCCCTAGAAGCCCCGCCAGCACCCTAGGGGGAGCGACTGGCGGGTGTGGTCCATCTGGTCCACGCGGAGCATGTAATCTAATTGGACCACACGCTGTCAACCATGAGGACCACATGACCGCCGTCGCCGAACTGCTGGACGCTGCCCGAGAACGCACAGGACTCCCGTCCGACAACGCTTTGGCGGCTCGGATCGGAATTCAGAGGCAGTTGCTGTCGAAGGCCCGGGCAGGCGAGAAACCGCTCCCGGATGAGCGAATTGCGCAAATCTGCGCCATGGCGAAGCTCGATGGCCCCACGTGGATCGCAATGATCCATGCCGAACGGGCAACGTCAGCGACCGAGCGAGCTCTGTGGCGGTTGATCTTGGACAGGGTGAGCGCGGCCGCTGCGGTGGTCGCGCTGGTGTGCGTGAGCCTGCCGGGCGTCGCAAACGCAAAGGCCAGTGAAATCAATGGCTTGCGCGCTCCGACTGCGCATATTCTGTATA